AACCGTTCCAAGGAACATGCCCATGCAAACGACATCACCCAGGCCACCGACGCATTCCAAGCGGCTCAAGCTCCTGCTGCTGCCGATGGTGCTGCTCGCCTTGCCGATGCTCAGCGGCTGCAGCGCGACGCCGAAGCCCGCGCCGCCCGCTACCGTGCAATGTCCAAGGCCGGCGAGTCTGAGCGCGACCGTCTCGCAAGCGATGCGGCCCGACTCGACGCCAGTCTTGCGGAAGGCCGAGTCGTGGCTGAACAGCTCCGCGCAACTGTTGTCGACCGGGACCAGCGAATCCAGCTCCTCGCCGACGTCATCGCAGCCGATCGCTCCCTCTTCGACAGCGGCGCCGAGCCCGAGGCCAGCCAGGGCCAGCACTGACCCATGAAGAAGCCGCAGCTGCTGCGCGATCACATCACGCGCGCATGCCCCGATCTGGCGACCAATCCCGAGAAAATGACGGTATTCGTCGAGGGCGGCAACATCGTGCACACCGGCACGCCGGCGCTTTCCTTCGAATACCGGTACACGGTGAATGTCGTCATCACCGACTGGGCCGACAGCACCGACACGCTCGTGGTGCCCGTGATCGCGTGGCTGAAGCGCCACCAGCCGGACCTGTTCGACAACCCGGAGCGCCGCGCCAAGGGCTTCCGGTTCGTGGCCGAGATCATCGACCACAACACCGTCGACGTGAGCATCGAGCTCGACCTCACCGAAACGGTGGCCGTGAAGGGAGAGACGGTCGACGGCGTCAACCGGCTCACCACGCGCCACATCGGCGAGCCGCTGCTCGCAGACGCAAGCCAGGTCGAGACCGCGCTCGACCTCGCGGCCGAGTGGCGCATCGAGCCATTGGACGGCTGACCATGGCGGACGATCTTTCCCGCCTCGCGAACTGGGTTGCGCCGTTGATCGTCGGCCTGTCGGTGCCTCGGCGCCGCGCAGCCATGGTGCAGGTCGCGACGTACATGCGCCGCAGCAACTCGCAGCGCATCGCCGAGCAGCGCAACCCGGACGGCTCGCCCTACGAGCCGCGCAAGCCGCGCCTGCGCGCGAAGAAGGGCAGCATCCGCCGCACCATGTTCGAGAAGCTGCGCCAGGCCAGGCTGCTGCGAAAGTCCGCGACAGCCGAGAGCGCCATGCTGACCATCAACGGGCGCAGCGCCCGCATTGCCCGCGTGCACCAGCAGGGCCTGCGCGACAAGGTCGATTGGCGGCGCCCGAACAGCCCGAGCATCGTCTATCCGCGCCGCGAGCTGCTGGGCTTCACCGACGCCGACATCGACGCAATCACCGACATCCTGCTGCGCCACATCACCGCAGGCAGCTGACGCCGCACAGCACCACGCGAGGCGCATCGGTCCCCGCCGCATGCACCGTTGCGTTCGCTCGCGCACGCGAGTGCGTTCCGGCACATTGGGCGCATGCCCGAAACGAGTGAAGCGCCGCAACAATTTGCAGACCTGCAGCGTCTGCTGGCGAACATCGTGCGTGTGGGCACCATCGCCGACGTCGACCATGGTTCCACCCCGCCGCTGGTGCGTGTGCAGCTGTCGGGCTCGGTCACCAGCGACTGGCGGCCCTACCTCGAATTGCGCGCCGGCAAGACGGGCACATGGAATCCGCCCACGGTCGGCGAGTGCGTCCTGTTCCTGTCGCCTAACGGGCTGACCGAAGGCGGCATTGCACTGCCGGGCCTGCCCACTCAAAGCCACCCGACGCCCAGCTCGGACCCCAACAAGACGGTCACGAAGTACCCCGATGGCGCGGTCTTCGAATACGACCATACCGCGCACAAACTGAAGGTCACGCTGCCCGCGGACGGCACGGCCGACATCGAGGTGCCCGACGCGATCACGGTGAAGTGCAAGACGGCCGACGTGACCGCGAGCGAGAGCGCGAAGGTGCACTCGCAGGAGATCACGCTCGATGCGCCCATGAACATCGTCACCGGCCAGCTCGTCGTGCTGGGCCTGCTCACGTACACCGCCGGCATGGCCGGATCGGGCGTGGGGCCTGGCGGCAAGACGGCCCAGATCGACGGCGACATGGCGCTCATCAACGGCCACGGCCTGAGCACCGATGGCGGCGACATCGTCGCGGGCGACATCAGCCTGCTCGGCCATGGGCACATCGAGGAAGACGCCGGCGGCCGAACGGCGGGCGGTGCGGTGCCATGAGCGGAATCTCCAACCGCAACGGCCGGATGCTCGCGCGCCGCGACCACATCGGGCAGTCGATCACCGACATCCTCACCACGCCCATCGGCTCGCGGCTGATGCGCCGCAACTACGGCAGCTTCCTGCCGCAGCTGGTCGACCATCCGGCGACCGATGCCAACCGGCTGCGCCTGATCGCAGCCACGGCGCAGGCCATCATGAAGTGGGAACCTCGCACGCGCCTGCTCAGCGTCCGGGTCGGTTTCAACGCGCAGGGCCAGTGCCAGCTGTCCATCGCGCGGCGCGACGTCAACAGCGACGACAGCCTGACTTTCACCGTCAACGTGAGGGCCGGCGCATGAGCATGGACATGACGCTGCTGCCGCCGCCCGCGGTCATCGAGTCGCTGGACTTCGAGATCATCCTGCAGACCCGCAAGGCGCAGTTCCAGCAGCTGTGCGAAGACGCCGGCGTCGAGTACACCCTCGTGCTGGAGTCCGATCCGGTCGCCAAGCTGCTCGAAGTCATGGCCTACCAGGAACTGCTGATGCGCCAGCGCATCAACGATGCGGCCAAGGCCTGCATGCTGGCCTATGCCAAGGGCACCGACCTCGACAACCTCGCCGCCAACTATCAGGTCACGCGCCTGATCGTGACGCCGGCCGATCCCGACGCTGTGCCGCCGGTGGCCGCGGTCTACGAGGACGACGAACGCTTCCGCGAGCGAATTCAGCTCGCGCCGGAAGGCATCACCACCGCCGGGCCAGTGGACAGCTACCGATTCCACACGCTCACCGCCAGCGCGCAGGTCGCGAGCGTCGCGGTCGACAGCCCGATTCCCGGAACCGTACGCGTCACTGTGCTATCCACCGATGACAGCGGTGTCGCAACCGATGCACTGCTCGACACCGTGCGCGCTGCGCTCAACGTGGAGAAGATCCGCCCGCTGTGCGACACGGTCCTCGTGCAGGGTGCCGACATCATCGAGACGGCCATCGTGGCGACCGTGTACCGAAAGGAAGGCGCCGCGGGCGAGATAGCCCTGTCCAACGGCAAGGCAGCTCTCGCGAAGTGGCTGCTGAGTGTGCGAAAGCTCGGCGAAGGCCTCGCCCTGTCCGGCATCGACGCCGCCCTGCATCAGCCTGGCGCAAAACGGGTCGAGATCTCGACCCCGCCGGCCGACGTGCTCTGCACGAATACGCAATGGGTGCGCATCACCAGCGTCACCGTGCTTGAGGTGGTCGTCAGTGAATAGCGCCTCCGCCGCGCAGCGCCTGCTGCCGCCGAACCGCACGCCGCTGGAGCTGGCGCTCGCCGGCGTGTCGCCGCTCGATCTGGACACCGCCGGGCTGCGCCACCTGTGGACCGCCATGCTGTGCCTTGCGCCGCTGCTGCCCTGGCTGTCGTGGACCTTGTCCGTCGAAGCCTGGCACGAAGCCAAATCCGACGACGCTCGGCGCGCGCTGATCCTGTCGAGCATCGAGATCCACCGGCACAAGGGCACGCCCTGGGCAATTCGTCTGCTCATCCGTTCGCTTGGCTTCGGCGAGGTGAACATCATCGAGCGCGTCGGCGGCCGGAAGCACGACGGCACGATCCGCCGCAACGGGATTTATCCGCACGCTCCGCTGGCAACGACCTGGGCGACCTACATGGTGTCGTTCCAGCGCCCCATCACGAACGCCCAGGCCGAACGCCTGCGCAAGCTCCTGCCATCCGTCGCGCCGGCGCGCTGCCACTTGGTGGCGCTGCGCTACGCCGCAGTCGCAAACAGCCACAACGGCGCGACGCGACGCGATGGCGTCTACAACCACGGAAGCGCCTGACATGGCAAACCTCAACGAAACCGACCAGTGGGTCGAAGGCGTCTACCAGCTCGAAGAAGATGACCCGGTGCTCGGTGGTCCGACCGGCATCGACAACAGAGCACCCCGCGAACTGGCCAGCCGCTCGCGCTACCAGCGGCTGCGCAACGTCACGCCTTGGGATGCCACCTTCGCCTATCCGGCCAATGTCGCCTACGTCAGTTATGGCGGAAACACATGGAAGAGCGTGGGCGAGAGCCTGAACATCGCACCCGGCACCGATGTCGCCAAATGGACGCGCTGGGGATTCACTGCGGCCGAGCTCAACAGCTCGCTCGGGGATGCAGTCGCTGCGCACGAAGCGAAGTCCAACCCTCACCCGCAGTACGTCACCGATGCGGCCCTCGAAGCGCACGCGGCGTACCCTGCCGCCCACGTGAACTACGTGCGCCACGATGCAGCACAGGGGCTGACAAACGAGCAGGCAGCACAGGCGCGCACCAACATCGGGGCAGAAGCAACTGGGGTTGCAGCGACCGAAGTTCAAAAGGGCTCGGCGCGCTACAGCGCCGACACAGGCGCGGCCAATGCGGCAGTGGTGAACTACGCGCCCGCGATCACTGTGTTGACGGACGGCATGGTGTTGCTGTTCGCAGCCGCGGCGACCAACACCGGTGCGACGACGCTCAGCGTCAACGGGCATGGAGCCAGGCCCGTGCTAGGCGAAGCGCACGCCCCTCTCCAGGGCGGCGAGATCGTCGCGAACGGAAAATGCACGGTGGTTTGGCATGCCACGCTTAACTCGTTTGTGCTGATCGGGTGTACTGGCGCAGCCCAGCAAGTCGGCCCAGCCACCAAGCCAGGACACGCCATCCAGCTTGGACAGGCTACCGGTCGCTTGTTGCGGACGCTGGTGTATGTCCGGCTGGCCGGCGTGCAAAACGTCATCGTCGACGGCGCGGCGCCAACAACGGCTGGCGCTGGAACGTACATCCCATCGGCCGGGCTGAGCTTCATCGATGTCGAGGTGCAGGGAGCTGGCTCGGGCGGCGCTGGCGCCACGGGCGCAGGGGCAGGCAACGTGTCGTTGGGCGCACCGGGTTGCTCGGGTAGCTATGCGCGCGCTCGATGGACCGCCGCTTCCGTTGGTGCATCGCAAACGATCACTGTGGGCGCGGGCAGTGCGGGCAGCTCGGGGGCCGGGGGCGGGACTTCTTCGATTGG